TGGATTGTCTTTTTTCCTCTCCTTTCCTGAATCCAATTCTCATATCACAAACTTCATTGATGTTTTCTTGCCAAAATTTAATTATAGGTTTTAATTTAAGTTCAGTCGTACAATATCTAACCATTAGGTTGGGGAGATAACCCCCTTTAAGTTTTACAGAATCTTCAAATGTCATTGGGGAGGTTAACCATTTAATGTCTATCTTTTCAGATAAATCTAACATAATTTTAATGATATTGTCCTGTTCAGTTGTTCCAATAAATTCAACTCCTATTAAATCAGATACAATTTGTCTAACTTTTGCATCAGGATAAATACAATCTTTGCTATTTGTTCTGACTAATGAGAAAACATTAAAATCAGCAGGGTAATTTAAGCCTATATAACTTGATGATTTACCACCACTTAATGAGTTAACTGTTTTCATAATCTTTTTTTTATAAAAATATTTTAATTTGCTTTGCAAAAACAGTCAGTTTCATAATCACTAACATCATCACTAAATAAATTACCCTGTTCCTTTCTTAATTCATGCATATCTCTAACTGTATGGAATGGCTGTTTAGATTTTTTTATTAAATCCTCTATACTTAAATTAGTTCTGAGGTCAAAACGAGGAATTTTATCAGTACTATATTTTCCCTCCATTTTTAACCACCAATCAGATATTTTAATGTTTTCTTTTAATATAGTAAGTCTCTTTCTTTCTGATTTCTTAAAACACAAATCACAATTCCCCTCATAGTCTTTTAACCCTAAATCAAAATCCTGTTTATCCCACCAATCCCTTATAAATTTCTCATTTACTTGGATGTCATTTATTAATGGGTAAATTGTATTTGATTCTAATGCTGAATTACTTACTCTATGCCTCTCGTCATGTCTAATCCCCATAGCTGTATAAACCTCCTTATATCCTAAATCTCTTACATACTTAGATATAGGATTTAATTTTAACTCCCTTGTACAATTAGATGCAAAATTATTAGGCATATAATAAGCTGCTAACATCTCCGTAAATGGTTTACCTGTTAAATTAGCAGTCTCATAATTTACTACATTATAAGACGTGCCTACCCCATCTATATTACTAATTTTAGCCTCTAACCATACTACATCTAATCCCCATTTTATATCACAGGTATTAATAAAAGTTAAAGTTTCTTTTTTCTCCTTACCTGTATTAGCGAATATAAATACCTTGTCAAAATCTTTATATTTTGGGTATTCACTTAGGAATTTCCCCATGAAGGCAGATGTCCTCCCCCCTGAGAATGTACAGACTAATAATCTTTTATTCTTCATAATCTTTTTTCTTTAAAATTATATATTATTTTGATTATCTCCTAATTCTTCAGGAGTTATTTTTAATTCTTTTGCAACTACTATTAACATTGAATCATAAAACTCATTAAAATCCTTCTGAGACATTAAATCAAACTTTAAACTCCTTACAATTGGAAATGGATTCCCATTCTTATCAATTACACTATCATAAAATCCTGCTTTCATTGTTATTACTTTCCTGTAAATATCAAATATCTCAATTTCTTCCTGATTCTCAAATCCTATATTTAGAATTGCCATTGCTTTCTTATGATGTTCATAGTTTCGAGCTTGTGAAACTTTTACAACCTTCCCAATCCCTATTTTCTTTGAATCCTCATAATCAGAATCATCCAAAGGGATATAATGCCCGTTATTTTGTTTTATGAGATACAATTGATGTTTTTTAATTTATTTATATAAGCATTATGGGCTTCTAATTCAGTATTAAATAACCCTAAATAATACACTTTCTTATTTATTAATATTTGTGAACGCCATTTATCCCCTTTTTTTAATCTAACAACTGAAACCCCAACATATTTAGATGTTTTGTTCTTCCTGTCTTTTGTCATGTTTTTTCTCTGAGTAATCACTTGTAAATTCTTGACACAATTATTTGATTTATCATTATCAATATGATCTAAAACTTCAAATCTATTTTCATTTTTATACCCCAAAAACATAATGCCAACTAATACATGGATTTTATAATTTAGCATCTTATTATCTTTATATAATCCAACAGTTTGATATTTCAATGTTATTCTCGGTTTTAGTATTATGTTATTCCTTAAACTTTTAACATTACCTAAGTTTGAGATTTGATATAACCCCTCATAATTTTTTACGTCTTTAAAGACTTCGTTTTGATTCATAATACGTTATTTTATCACGTTGTTATAGAATTGATGCGAGAACGTGAACTCCGTTGAATCAGTTTATAAGGCTGAACATCAATTATAAATATACGATTATTATTCCAATTCTTTAATTTTTATTTCAACATAATCCTCTTTTCCTTTCCTGGACTTAATTGTTACACTTGTTATTATATCATGCTTATCATCCTCAAACAACACATCCTCAATTATTTTTACCATCATACTACAATTTGTTGCATCTAATGGTCTTGATTTGAAATAAAAGGTATATTCAACCTCGTATTGTTTGGATTTAAGGAATTGCCCCTTATGAACACTTCTGATAAGATATTTATATGCATCCTTAATCTTCTTTCTTTTAGTCCAATGCATTCCTGAATAGAATTTATTGGTACTTATTTTAGGTAAATCTTTTATTATCATATCTTAGTTAAATGTATTTCTTTAGCTTTATTATTAAATTCTTTGTTTGCATGGCATTCAACATGATGCTCCCTACATAATGCCATTAAATTCTCAATATAATCCTTTGTTTTACTTCCTCCCATCCCTTTAGCTACTAAATGATGAATATAAACAGCTTTTTTCCCACATATCTCACATGCAATAAAATCTGTTTCATCATACCCGAAATAATCGAAATATATTTTAGTGTGCTTCTGCATTAATCGTTATTATAATGTTTTAAATAAGGTTTTTCCTCTAATAAACATTTCTTTTTCCATCTTTTATCTAAAAATTTAATATATCTAAATTGCCTTAAATCATGTTTTGTTGCTTTTTCTTTATTTATTTGTAGATATTGACAACCCCCTACGTTGTTTTTGTATCTATCTGATTTTTTAGATACTGTCATACTCGTATTGTGATACATAACCCCCTCTAATTCCCAAAAACTACTCGTGTGCTCCCCGTAAAAAGAAAAGGATGATGCCTGATAAACAATACCCAACCCCCCACATCTTTCATCAGCAAAAGATTGAATCCATTTTATTTTCTTTATCTTCCCCTTTATGTATTTTATTGAATAGCTTATTGCTTTGCTTTCAGGATAATCCCCCACATCATCAGCAATCCACATTCTATTTAATTCTAAATATTGTTTTAATTCAGTCCCATCAACAACACTCCCACATGATGCAGGATTCATTGCATAACCATACTGTAAAACCCCTAAAAATTCATTTTTAATAAACACCCCTAAATTAATATAAGTCCCATTATAAACTTTTTTAGAATAATGATTTTTAATTATTGTTTTGTTTGCTAATTTCCTGTCAATTTCCTTAACATAAAATTCATCTGTTCCATATCCAATAACATCCTTATGCCCAAACATTTGGATTTGGTCGCTAAATATAAATCCTTTTTTCATTTCTCAAAATATTTTATAACATATTGTTTCCTGCATTCATTTGCGAAACTCTTTTTATCTTCTAATATCTTCATTTCAGTTTGAAAATCCTTCCCCTCAACCTTTCTTTTCTTAACATCTAATTCCATTTCTACCCTAACATTATCAGCAAACATTTGTTTTTCTTCTTTTGTTAGGTTTATAAAATTATTCTGTTCCATATACCAATAACAGGCAACCCAATCAGCCATGAAAGGAACTTTACCACTCTTTGCAACCTCCTTTTTTACAAAATCATACCAATTAGCAGCATTTTCTTCTTTGCTGATTTTTGGTTTATCCAATTGTTTTGTTTCCATTGGTTTGTCTAATTTGATAATTAAGTTGTTTTTGATTTTATATCTATTGAATGCCTGTAAAACATTTGAAATATACAGGGAGTTAAAATTTTGATATGTTGTTAAATCAATCCCTAACTTTCCATCAACTCCCATCTCAAAGGCAGTTTTAAATTCATCCATTGTTAATGTTGGAAATCCTCTTTGAATACTCGATATTATAACATTTAATGAATCAACATCAATGTTTTGAGGTTTAAATCCTGTTAATACCATTGCAGTAAATACAGCCTGTTTTATTGTTGTTGTATTTGTTTCTTTTATTTTAACTAATTCCATTTCTCTCCTCCTCAGTTAATAAGTGGTCAAATTGTGATTTTAATGTTTTAGGTTTATCTCCAGGAGAATACTTTTCCCATATTAATCCCTGCCAACCATTTTCTATTGATGCATTAACAACAAAATTAAGTTCATCAAAAGATTTTTCATTGAATTTTTTTACTAATCCTTTTAAGGTTGATTCTGCTTTTATTGGTTTTTTAATTTGTTTCCTATATTCTAACCAATTATAATATAATTCAGATTTTCCTGCTTCATTAAAATTAGGGGTGTATTCTTCTTTTACTTTTACTTCCTCTTTTACTTCCTCTTTTACTTCTACTTGTTCGGTAGGGGTATCAGACCCCCCTTCGGTAGGGGTTAAAATTATCCCTGTTTTACTCTCAAACCCCTTTACTTGTTCACTTATAGAATGCTGTTGGCTGATGTAAGCAAATTTAGCCATACCTTTCAAATTCTCAGGGTCAATCCCTAAAAACTGTTTATTCAATAAAGCCTCTATAAATGGTAATTTGTCCTTTTCAGGAAGTTCATTGAAAACATCAAAGTAACTTCTAAAAAAATTAAATCCTTTCCTTTTGGTATTCTTCATAATGCTAAGTTTTAAATCACAAGTTAAATATTTGAATTGATAGCAGGAACTTGCAAACCTCATTGAATCAAATCGCTAAATTTGAACTATCAATAACAAATATAACAATTATTTTTTAATTAAAAGAGTTTTTTATCTCCTCAATTGAATTAATCCTTTCCTGGAGAGATTGAACATAATCCTCAATTTCTTCCATTGTTGTTGCAATCCAATATCCTTTGTTGGAAGATACAAGATTTGGGACTAATTTCTTAACCCTAATGAAATGGATCAACTTTCTTATCCTTGAGGGAGTTACTTTTTCCCCCATTGATTTCATAGCTTGTAA